TATTTATCATTTCTGATACAACTTCTTCTGTCAATTGAAATTCAGCTTCTTCTTTTTCAGCTTCAACTTCTTTTTCTTCTTCTTTCATTTCTTCCTCAACTTCTTTTTCAGCTTCAGCTTCAACTTCAACCTCAACTTCTTCTTCTTGTTCAGGTGCTTCAATTGATGCAATAAGTCCGTTTTCAATTTCAATAACGGTACCATCTTCAAGTTTGTGTTCTCCCTCCGGTGCTGCTTCTGTCATATCTTCATCTAAGAACAAAGCTGTTCCGACTTCAACATCACCTTCATAGAAAATTTCAACACCATCTTCTCGTTTAACTGACGCCATTTCAAATGATACTGACTTTGACTTTCTTAATTTCTCAATAAAAGCCATTTCTTCTTTTGTAAGTTTCATATTATTATTATTATTTTTTTTAACAAATTCTTGATATTCAATTCCAAACATACCTTCAACAGAAAATCCAAACTTACCGTTTTCTTTTATTTCTTTCTGCCAAAATTCATCATCATCAACTTTTACCTCAATGAACCAAGAACCAACAGGTATATTTTCAAATCCATATATCAATGATTTATCATATTTTTCATCTTCTTTAATCCAATTGGATTTAATAAAAGCTTGTTTTACTACATCTTTATGATCTACATTAATCTTATGTTCTTTATTTTCTTTATTGAATTTTTCAACTAATTTTTCAATAATTTCTTTTTTAAATACAACATAAAATCCTTCACCATCAATTTCTCTGTATAATGGTAAGTCAGCAATCATTGCCGGTCCAACCACAACCTTCTTTTCTTTATTAAATTTAAAATTATGTATAGGCTTTACTTTATTAAAAGCCAAACCCATTTCCATAATTGCTGGGTCAGATACAAAAGATACAAATTCTAATCCTTCTGTATCTTCATTCATCACTATATTATAAATTGGTAACTTATCTTCCATAATCTATATTATAATTTTTTATTATTTGTTTAATTCTATAATAATATATTATGATACTATCATAGTTATTGTTATTCACTTTTAAAAATCCATAAATACAAAATCATTTGATGAAAGTGTATTATTTCTTAAATAAAAAATCATACCATAAGCCATTGCATCAGCAATGTCAGGTGACCTTCCTAATAACCTTTTCATATCAGCCTTTGATATCAATTCTATATTATTCATATTCTCTCTCGGCTTATGTCTTATAATTGAAAGTTCTTCTTCAATTTCTTTTCTAAATGATTGTGTTTTTATCTTTAATGTACCATCATCAACAAACTCACTTAATTTGAAAAACAATTCGGCTTTAAGATTTCTATAACCGTGATTTTTAATTGTCTTACCATTATTATGTATTTCTTTTGCTGATGGTAAGTATTGATGAATATATTTACCAACACCATCTGCATCATATGATATATTTGATGTTTTTACATTATGTTGTTTAGCAATTTCTTTTATTCTATCAACCGTTGTCATATCATCACCTTTTTCATATTGTGTTATTTCAATAATACTTTTACCTTTCCATACAATGAAAATGGCTTTATCTGATGTGAAAGCAATATCACAAGACATACGCATTGTTTCATCTTTATCTAATTCAATTGAATAATCATATAATAATTCAACATCTTCTTGTTTGAAAAGGTTTGTTTCATCATCAGCAAATTCCCACTCACCTAATAACAACCTTCTTCTTTCACTTAATGAAAGTGTATTTTCAAGATTTTCAATATAATTTTCAGGTAAATAAGGATTGTCTGTTGGTAAGGCTTGAATAAATTTTTGAAATGATTTTAATTTACCTTCTTTAAATGGCTTATAATACTCTCTATATAAGAAATTCTTTGATGGGTTACAGGTCATTAATAAAAATGGTTTTATACCAAATTCATTATTCTTCCATCTTCCTAATCTTGATTGGTATATTTCTTTACCTTTTTCATCAATTTCACTTGCTTCATCAATAACACCAAATGTAAGCAACAAACCACCTAATCTTGTATATTCTGGATCTGATGGTATAAAATCTAATTCACATAATACAATTTCTGAACCATTGAAAAATCTTATAACACCTGCTTGTGAATTATATGAATAATGTTCAGCCGTCAATTTCCAATCACCAATAACTTCAAGTATAGATATAACGGTTGTTTTCTTTAATGTTGTTATATAATTTCTTGCAAGTCCAATTCTTATACCTTGATGTTGCAAACATTTCATCACTAATAATGAAGCCAATAAGTACGACTTACCTGACGCCACAGAACCACCATAAATGACTTCTGTTGTGATATCATCATCAAATAATGTAAATATATGTCTTTGTTTTTTTGATGGTTTAAAATCAATCTGTAAAGCCATTATTCATCTTCATTTTTTTCATCTGAAATGAAATTGAAAATAATACCTTCTGATTTGATATCAAGTTGATTTGAATAACCTTTCTTTCTTCCTTTATACTTTAAATAAAAATGAATTGATTTTTCTGAACCTTGATCTATCTTTTCAAATAATTTATCTTCAACATAATCAATTTGTGATTCTTCAATTTCACTTAATAAATTTTTATAGTTTTCATCTTCTCGTTGCCATCTATACACCGTTTCTCTCGTTATACCCATTTCTTTACAGGCGCGTCTGATTATTGCATTATTCTTTTCATAATACTTTAAAAATTCTTTCTTTCTTTCTTCTTTACTTGAAAAATTATTCATTTCTTTTTTATATGATTTTCATAAGCAATTCTTAAATTCTTATATACACGACTTCTACAAGAACCACAAGATTTACCGTGTTCTTGATTTTTCGGGTATAATGAATTATACAACTCAAACATTCTATCTGTTTGTGGTGCGGTGATGTCCATTTTACCTTTTAATTCATTTAAAAGTATTTCAACTTTTTTCCAAAATTCTTCGTTCATATTATAAATTATATTTTTATTTCAATTTGTTTTCAAGAATATATGCAAGTAATGACACAATAACTGAAAGTTCAAAATTGAATGATAGTATTAATGTGATCCAAAGACTGCTGCAAAAAAGACAATGAATCAATTTATGAATCCATTGCTTTACTTTACCATAATTCATATATTCTTCTTCTTTGAATCCTAATAATCTTTTTAATTCAATCATCGGCTCAGCGTAAATAAATAACACTGACAAACCTAAATAAAATAAATACTCAATCATTTTTTAATTTTTTATTTAATTCTTCAATTTCAGATTTTAATTCTTCAATTTCAGATTTGACTTCTTTTATTTTTCTTTTCATATAATTAATTATATCAAGCTCAGTCCATCTGTTATTCAATCTATCATTATAATCATCTTTATAACTCATATCTTTATTTTATTTTTTAATATCATCATATACAAGGCTCCAAATGGCAATCCGAAAAAGAACCCAAACATTATTTCATTCATTTCAATAATTCTCTATATTTTTCAAAGTTCTCAATTCTGCTTTCAGCAATTTTAATATATTCCTCATCCATTTCCATACCAACAAATCTAAAACCTTCTAAAAGTGCTGATATACCAGTTGAACCTGAACCCATATAAGGGTCTAACACTATACCATTTTTAGGTGTCACCAATCTACATAGATATGTCATTAAGTTTATTGGCTTCACCGTCGGGTGATTGTTTTTAACTTTCAATTTACTATCACTAACAACATCAGATAGGTTACCAATCTTTTCTTTATCCTCAAATCCATCCAATCCCATATTTCTTTCTTTCTTACTAACTTTTGCTTGATAGAAAAATCTACTGGCTCCACCTTTGTCAGCATATGTCTTTTGTCTCCCTACATTCCCTATCCGCGGAAACTTTGTATTCGTGTCTTTACCTTCATACTTATTACCAATTGACTTACTCACTCCACTCTGTTCGTCCAACATTCTACACGGACAATCAGGATTTGTATGTATATCACCTTTATCATTAAACCATTTTCCTTCTATGTCTTTTTTCCAACCAGCTCCTTCATATATTCCATTATCACAATCTTTACCAACTCTACCTATCCTTGGCTCACCTTTCTCACCTTTTATCACTTCATCACATATACACTCAAAAATAAGATTGGCTGGGAAACGACCTTCTGGGTTCATTTCAACTGGTTCAGTTCTCTTACCATCTGGTTCTTTACCAACACTAAATGAATTACCTTTTGGTCCATTTTTATAGTTATAAGTATCAGTTGTTCCAACCCTACATCCATCAACATTAATTCCACCTGTTCCCCATTTAAGCACATTCTTAGCCACCGTCTTTTCACTCAAAGGCTTACGAGCAACACATATAGGTTCATTTGCTGGCTTTAATGCCGTTCCCCATCCTTCCCAATCGGATTGACCTTTTGTATTATAGGATTTTTCTCTACCGTCTTGAAAACCTAATTCTAATAATCCTTTTGTCTTTCTATGATTTTCATTTTCACCAATCACCTTTCTTTCATTTCCTTCTAATTTATCAACAGCTTTACCTATATTCAAAGATTTTGGAAAACCACTTCCATATAACCACATAATCTGGTCTCTAATCTCAAAACCAGCATCCTCTATATTAACTACCATTCTGTGATATGTTCTTGTTCCACCAAAAGACAAAAGGTGTCCGCCTGGCTTTAACACCCTATACACTTCTTTCCATAATTCAACTGATGGAACATCGTAATCCCACTTCCTGTTCATAAAGGAAATCCCATAAGGCGGGTCTGTCACGACACTATCAACTGAATTATCAGGCATTCTTTTAAGGCTTTCTATATTATCACCTTGATATAATTTAAATCTTTTCTTTTTCATAATTATTATTTTTTATTTTTAT